ATGAAGATTCATCAGCAAAATATAAAGGATCAGCAAGTTTTTCACTTGCAATTGCACCTGCTAACATATTACTTGTTACACCTAATGCTTTAACTCTTATTTGGTCACCTGCAACTTCAATTGAACTATTGTCAGGATTTGTATCTATCGTATTACCATCTTTAACTAAACCTGCACCTGCAGTAATTTGACCTGCACCAGAAAATTGTGATACATCTAAATCAGTTGTACCAAATACTGGTTGTCCTGTATGTGTAAATGTATATCCATTGTTAGAACCAATAGTACCTTCTTCTACAAATACGAAAGCACCACCACTTAATTCAGGTGGTTGGTCTTCTGGAGTTGCTCTTGTTAATACAAAATCAGTTGATCCATCACCAACAGTTGTAACTTTATAAATACCGTTTTCGGTTGCGTCTGTTTGGTCTTTAACTAAAAGTCTATCGTTAAGACTTAATGCTATATCATCAACTGATATTGCACCGTTAATATCTGCTGTTAAAGTTGCACCGACACCTGCTGTTCCATTATTATAAGTTGCTGCTAAATTAGCAGTTGTTGCTGCTCTACAAGATGGTTTAGTATCTAAACCTTGAGCAACTTGGTCAACGTATGCTTTGTTTGCAACTGATTGATTTTGAAATCCTGCTCTATCTTCATAACCACTTGGTAAGATAACTGTACCTGTTCCGTGTGGTGTTAAATTAATATTTTTATTTGCTGCTGTTGTTGTAACTGATTGACCGTCAATTGTAATGTCATCAATTACTAAAGAAGTTAATCCTGCAATATCTGTTTCAGTTGCACCTAAAGTTAATACTGAACTACCTATTGTTGTTGTAGGATTTGCTAAATTAGCATTTGATATTCCTGCACTACCTGATAAGTTTGAATCTGTTAATGTGTTCGCCTGAATTTCTACATTGTTATCGGTAACAACTGTATCCATACCAGCGGCACCAGCGAAAGTTAATGTTTCAGCTGTATTGTATTGGTCTGTTCCTGTATCACCTGCTAAATCAATATATTGATTAACAGTCATAAACTCTAAATTACCAAAACCGTCAGTTTTTAAGAACTGACCAGCAGAACCATCAGCGCCTGGTAATGCAAATGTTGTTGTAGCTGATAATGAGTTAGGAGCTTTAAGTCCTACAAAGTTAGTACCGTTATTAGTACCTTCATTAAATTTTATTGTTCCACCTACATTAGTAGAATTACCTACAATGAATTCGTCTATTGCTTTATTTGAATCTATTATTAAAGCACCGTTTGCTGTTAATGTACCTTGTACGTGATCCAAAATTTCAGCGAAATATTGTCCACCGATAACTGATATATTATTTGCGTCACCATTTCCATCAACTCCACCTTCCCCAATAAATAATCTATCTCCTAGATTACCTTGAGTTCCTGTTCCATAAGTAAATGCTAATTCCCCAAGTTTTAATGTAGCTGGTGCTGAAGTACTTGATGAACGTTTTATCTGTATTACTGTTGCCATATGCTATTTTTTAAAAACTCCCACAATTAAATAATAGTGTTCCTGTTGTAGTAACTATTTCGGTTCTAGTTACAAATTTATTATCACTAGACCTATATTGAATCATTGCGCCATCATCTAAATGTGTTGTGTCAACATCACCAAGAAGAGCAAATTTTAGGGAAGAATTTTGTACTGCTACCGTAGATGGTAAAGTTACCGAAACTGCTTCTGGACCATCTCCAGTATTTACATTTATATTTGCTGTTGTAGTAGTTTTTTGCCCTACCGTGGCTGTAATATCTGCCATCCAATTCTCTCCTGTGAATATTTATAATATTTAATTAGACAGTAACCTGTGGTCTTACAGTTATAATGCCTTCAATAACTCTAGTAACTCCAGCATCCTTTGTAATCTCAAGGTCGTACACATATCTCTCAGCATCCAAATCACCTGTTTCTGTTGCTGTTAATGAGAGAGTAACTACTCCTGTGGTAGCGTCTGCTGCTATTGAAGTAGACATATTAATTCTTGTTCTTGTGGAAGCAAAACCTTTAGCCATCTTCGCCGCCGCCGTATAACCAGTTAGGTCAAACGCCTGTCCATTAGCATCCTTTACAGTTACGTCTGAACTAAAGGTTGCGCCTTGGTCTATCGTTAGATTAGCTATTGCTGCCATTTATTTTTTCTCGGATTCTGGTACTTCTTTTTTAATCAATTTGACTATTTTTTCGTTGTAATATTTAGTTAAAACATCTATCTTTTCAATCTCAATTAAATGTCTAGTTTTGCTTACCTGGATTTCTTGTCTTACTGCTATGCAATTCTGTAATTCAGGACTAAACTTCGTTTCATCATACTCTTTTTTGTCAATTGTTATCATACATTTATCTCCATTTTTAAATTCATAATACTATTTATATACTATTTATACATTTTTTTAACAGGTGTCAATAGTTTTAAATCCTTCAGGTGGTGTAGGAAATGCTACACTTTTATTACTAGCAGTTCCTCTTTTAACTGCGTCTTCAACACCTTCAGCAAGTTTTTTTCTAAAGTTATTGTATTCTTCGCTACTAGTATCAATGTATTTCCATTTATTATTTACAACACCTTTTATTTTAACTTTTACGTGTTCAGGTCTTTGACTCATAGGAGCACAAAGTTCAAAACGTTCAGTTCCTGTGCCTGTGTTTATCTTGTGTTTATATTCAGTACCATTCATATACCACATTGTACCATTAGGCACATTTATAGTTTCAATATCTTTACCATTATCAACACTTATATTTGCATTACCTTTAATTGTAATATGATATTGACCATTAAAGAAATAACGGTCTTTATGCCATACACACATCTCTTTGCTGTCATCTACTGTATAAGCAAGATTAAAGAAATCAGTTTTAGGTGCTCTGTTATATATTTCTTCAAATTGTTTTGATTGTTCTTCTATCAACCTATTCATTTCTTTTATAATAGGCACTTCACTAGTTTTGTGAAAATGCCAACAACGATAAGTATGATAAAATTTACCACTACTGTTACTACTTTCAGTCATTGGTATATTTTTTATAATCCATTGTACTTGTTCTAAACACCAATCAGGATTTAACTTATTAAATATTGTGTGTGTTGGGTTCATAAAACTCTTTTATATTATTAAGCATTTTTGCATTCCTAACACTGCTGTTGCGTCATCAAATTTAGTTTCTTTTATATCACATTGTAATAATGATTTGATGTATTGGTCGTTGTAAAAAGTCCATAAAAAATCTTTTGTTTTTAAATAATATACATTGCTTTCACTTATTTGTTTCCATTTGTCTGCTTTAAGATTTCTATATTTACAAATATTTTCATATGAATCTTTATCAGTATTTGAATAGTATGACAACAATAACTTACTACAATTTTTTTTTAAATTATCAACAACTTCCATCATCTCATTTTCGTACATATGTGTGATTACTGAAAATGCTACTGCAACATCATATTTATTTTTTAACTGTAATTTTTCTGTTCCATTTTTATTGTACATATAATTATATCCATTGTAGTATAACCATTTGTATTGAGGATATTTTGTTTTGTTAATGTCAATAATTTCTTTATTAATGTCTATTCCTGTGTATTGACTATGTGGATTATAACGAATAAAGTTGCCATTATTACATCCAAAGTCTAGTACAGATTTATTGCTAAAATCAATATACTGCTCAAAGTATTCTCTAACATTATATTTAAAGTAATTTTTCAAAGTCAATATCGTGTATTCCCATATGAAATACTATCCTTTCTTTCGTTGGAGATTTGACACCGTGTGGTTTTTTTGTATTTAATACGACCATTGATTCGTACAAAATACTAGCACTTTCTTTACCATCATCAAAGTACAATTCTCCTGTATTTTCTGTTATAGGTATCACAAAAGAACATTTACTTTTAGCATCTGAATGTAAAGGTAATTCTCCGCCTTCTTTTACTCTAAAAAAATTACATCTAAATTCTTTAGGTCTTATTTCAAATTCATTCCAAATACTTTTTATTAGTCTTAATAATTTACGGTCAAAGTTGTGTATCTCTTGTACATAAAACTTATTCATATCTTTACCACCAGTTATGTCTTTAACATATTCAGAATACAACTGATTGCTGTCTTCCCACTTACCATTAAAGTAATCATTCCAGAAATCTTTATCTACTTTAAAGTCTGTTTCAATAAAAAAGTTTTTATGCCATTTCTTAATCATTCATATCCTCTTGTGTCAAAAACGAAATAATAATGTGAGAACGTGATGTAGTGCCTTTGTTCCAAGCACTATGTCTTAAACCTTGATTTAAAAACCAAACTGATCCAGGTTCCATTGTCTGATAGACTTTCTCTCCATCTTTGACAGCATAGAAACCACAATCTTTATTTGTTGTAATAGGTATATGATAACGGACTGAATAATCTGTATTGTAATCAATGTGTTCAGAAACAAACGCACCAGGATTCATAACAGCAATTCTTGCTCTAGTAAATTCTGCTTTGAAAGAAGTTAATACTTCTTCTAAATATGTTCCTTTAACCCAATCTTTTACTTTGTTATAATGTCTTTCATCTAATCTTGTTTTAGGTATTTTTTTATCATAAACTCTATCTTCCATTTCTGGATTATATTGTGTTAATGCAATTTGTTTGTAAGGAGAACCGTTGACTTGATATTTACCTTTGTCATCTTTTTCTATGTATTCTTCAAATGGTTTAACATAGTTTCTAAAATCCCACGCCATTCTTTTACCACCAAGACCTTCTTTTAATGCAGATTGTTCAACATCATTTTCTTGTAGAAACTGATATGCTTCTTCTATGGTATCAAACTTTAGACCAAATGCTTTTTGAAGACAACAACACTTACCACCTACTATCTCACCATACCCACCTTTTTCTTTAAGGTCATCCTTAACAGGCATTATTCTCATAACTTCAAGTATCTTATCAACATCAAAAGTTTTATTTAACTTTTTAAATGCAGGTAATTCGTGTCGTTTCTTCATAGTTTTGTTTCTCCTTTATATTGCCAACAACTAGGGTTTTCTTCTTTACATACACAAACTTTTTTATCAGATAGTGACCAAACAGTATTTGTTTTGTTTTCAATACCATCTAATAACTTTCTAAACATACGAGGGTTTTTTTCTTTACTTATAAACGCACTTGTATATCCTAATTGTTTTGCAAAGGCAAGTTGATGATTGATAGTTGAGATGATATGAGTTTTTGCTAACTTATGGCCTGGTTGTCTTAACGAGGGATCCTCCCAATACCTATTCAATACTCTAACTTCACCCTTTCTGTAATATTCATAACGGTGCCAAATAGAACTAAATCCTAGTATGTCATCACCTTTCATTAAAACCGTTATACAATCAAAGTCAAACCAATTTATAGTTTGATAATTTTCTTTTAAAGCTTCGTTGTTAAAATCTATATCTTTTAATTTTTTTATTATGTCTATACGTTCTTCTGGTGCGAAAGTTAGTACATCACAATCACCTTTTCTGTTTTTTTCTTTATTGTTGCCAGGTGTGAATATCATTCCAAAACTCTTTCTTTTTCTTACCGTGTACCACTAGATGTATTCTTTCTTCATCTGAATTGTTTTCCACATAGTGTTCATAATGTACATTTAACACAACACTCATACCAGGTTTATATTTTAACTCTTTATTATTCAACATAAACTTATTACCTTCAGGATATGTTATACTAATATTTAATGGGTCTAACCAATTTCTTTCAGGCATATCAATGTGTTTAGTAATATATCCTTTTGGTTTTATTACTAAAAATCTAATATCATCTATACGAGAATAAGGTAAAGACTTAACCCATTTAATTGTTCCTGAACATTTTTGTCCAATATCTGTTACAAAAGGTTTTTCACCTTTCTTTCTATACTCCCAATGACTATTAGTTTTATCTGAACCAAATCCGTATAAGGTAACTGCGTACCAATCTTTGTGTCCATCTTCAGGTCTATGTTCTATTAAACTATCTTTTATATCTCTATACTCTCTTAATATAGAATTAACAGGAACATTAAATCCCATTTCAACCCACTCAACGCTACTATTTCTATCAAACTTCATTATATAAAATATTTTTCAATTATGTATCCTGAAATATCTCCTTTACTTAATCTAACTTGTTTAGGGTTGTTGTGATGTACATTATGATGACCTTCTCCAGCAGATAAAAAATTTATAAATCTATTTGTAACTGGTTTGTTGTCTTTATGTCCTAACGCATTAAAAATACCATAACTAAAAAAACCTAATACTAATGGTGAGAGAACAAATATAATAAAAATTGGCACACTTATTAATAAAGTTATAACTGCCGTTGCAATATGTAATTTCAACCAATGATTATGAAAAAATATTATTCTAGGATTTTTATATAAATCTCTTACATAAGGTCTATCTATTTTTTTAACTTTCCAATTATTGAAAAGAACATTCCAAAAACCTATATTTGTAGGTGAGTGTGGATCATTTTCTGTATCTGAATATCTATGGTGTATTCTATGAGCACCAATCCAACTTAATGGTGACCTTGAAAATGCCAACATTGCTAGAAACAATGAAAACACTTCGTATAGTTTAGATGTTTTAAATTGATTGTGTGCAAAGTGTCTATGTAGACCTATTGACAATCCAAACATAGCAATAAACTGATACCAAACAAAACCTATTAATAGCATAATAAAAATATCCATTTTATATTACGCTTCTTCTACTGACCAATTAATAGAATTATCTTCGCAATATTTAATTCTGTTATCAATATTTACAAGAATAATATCGTCATTTATATATTCTTCGTATGCGATATCATCAATAAGAGTTATTGACATAGTTTTTACTAATAAATCTTCTGAAATTGTTCCAGTAAAATCTATACTGATAATTTTTCCTGCTGTCTTATATTCTTCGATTCTTGCTATTATATCTGCTTGGTCTATATCTGCTGGGTCTATTGACCAAAAATCAACTTCAGCTGATGGTCTTTGTTGAATTAATTTGTATGTTACTGCCATTTTTTATCCTCTATTTCTATTTATACATCATATTTTTCAATATTTTTTTTATGGATTCATCACAACATTTGATATTCATTACTAACATTGTGGTATCTTCTTTATAAGAAAATATAGCGTGTCTTTTATTTGTGTTTAAAAAGTATGTATATCCTTCATTAAAATTCAATGGTTTATCTTCATACATAAAATACATATTAGGTGGATTACATTTTCTTAATGGTACTAATAATCTCATAAATCTTTGTTCACCAAATCTGTAATTATCTATATGAGGAGGAAAATATCCACCTCTCTTAAAATTTAAAAAATGTGTTCTACATAACCAAGGTTTAAATGGGTCTACTATTTTTCTTACTTCTTCGCTTTTATAGTAAACATCTGTAAGTGTAGTAAATGAATCTTCATCATAATCAATACCTGTTTCTTTAGATAATTGATAGATACTATCTAAATCTATTCCATTGACTTTGCCATCTATACTAGTTATGCTAAGACCATATCTAGGTATATTTTTTCTAGGATTATATTGACTAAATTTAAAATCTTTAATTTCTTTAAATAATTTGTTAACATCACACCTTAAATTTAAAGGTATAAAATCTCCATATGTTAAAAACTCACTATAATTTACCATTGTATCCATTCCTTTTTTAATTTAGGAGGTATCACATTCATTGTATATACCTCGTTAGAATATTTATCCTCACCTATCCAAGGCGCTCCTATACATACGGTTAACTTTTCTTCATCTGGTTCTAATCCGTGAGGATGACCACCGTTTAAAATATAAGTATTATATGTGGGTGCATAAACTTTATTATTATCTTTATCTAAAAAATATAAACTATCTAATTTACCTGTTAATGCAAGTCTAAATTTTTGATGAAACTCTGGTATTTCTATTTGATGGCAGTCTATGTGTGTTGGTATATGATTACCTTTTTTAGTTTTTAGTATATGTATCTTACCTTTATTAGACATAATAGGTTTAATTTTTTCTTCATAAACTTTTATTAAATGTTTACAAGTTTTACCTTCTTTTGTCCATTCAAAATTTTTATCATATATACTTAATACTTCACAATTTCTGTACTCATTAAAATACCAACCACTTGATACAGATTTTATTTCTGTAGCAATTAAGTTTATATCTTCTTTTGTAATATTTAAATCTATTGCTTTGTAGGTAAACATTTCAAGTACGGAGTCCACCAACCACAATCGTTGTAATGCTTTATCATCATCTAGCATTAATTCGTTCTCCTATTATCTTCAATATATTTCTTTACTTCATATTGAGGTTCCCAACCATAACTTGTCATTGCGTCTATGTTTGCTTTGTTGTCAAGTCTTTCAGTATCACCACCAATTCTTTTTTCGGTAGTAATTCCAAAGTAGTCCATCATATCAGTTAACTTATGTGTAGTACCTGTGCCTATATCTATTACACCTGTCTTTTCAGTAAATGCTGAAATTGATTTTTGTCTTAATATAGATTCAATCGCTGAACAAATATCATACACGTGTATAAAATCTCTACTATGATTTGTATTAATATATGGCACATCATTTTTTAAAATTTTTGGTATCAACATAGTATCTCTTGCACCTGGTCCATATACAGTAGTAAATCTCATACCCAAACTATTTGCAGGAGCAATTAGTTCCATACCATACTTACTCATTGCATAAGGATTTCTCCAGGGTTCATATGCAGTACTTGAACTTGCATATAAAATTCTTGTATCTTTAAAATAGTCAAATATTCTTTGACTTACGATAACGTTTTGTTTCCAATAGTCTGTAGGATTTTCAAAACTTTGTCTGACACCAGATAGACCTGCTAGATGTACAACACAATCAACATTATATTTTAAATCACAGGTAAGTAATTCTTTACCTGATTTATGGTCTAAACCAATTACCTCAAAGTATTTTTTTTCTAACCAAGTTAAAAGATTTTTACCAATAAATCCATCACTACCTGTTAATAATATTTTCATATTCCTATCACCATATATCTTTCATACTTATCCAATTTTAAAGTACCCCTATATAATACCTTTTCTAATTTTAAACTCTTCTCAAATTCTACTACACTATTATGACAATTAATATGCTCGTCAATTGAAAAATAATTATTTGATTGAAATATAACTAGCGATCCTTTCTTTCTTCTCTTTAAAAATTCATCTATTAAATACTGACCAAGATGTTCGCAAGAAGTACATATAACTATATCAAATTTTTTAATATCATAATACTTTACATCTGCTTCTGTAAATGTAATATCTTTATAAAGTCTTTGCCCAATCTTTTTACACATTAGGTCTTTATCAAAGGAAACAATCTCTCCTTTAGTATATTCTTTTAGCTTATTTGCTAAATGCCCATACCAACCAGCTGCTACACATATTTTGGGTTTAGCAAAAAATGTAAAGTATTTTTTTGACTTTTCTATAAGCCAATCTTTGCTTTTCTCTTGATTTTCGTTTAGTGAATTTATAATAGACTTGACCAGTCTATCCGTGGTCACTCCATCAATCACTTTTAATATAGTATCCATAATCTTTAATAAATAGTCTAGTATTATTTATACAAGTATGAAAAGAGTTATTTACAGTTTATATGTTGATGTGCCTGAAAAAGAACATTATGGTCCTTCTAAATTCAAGTACGACACATTAAAAAAAGCAAAAGAAACTAGAAATTCATTTAAAGACAATTATAAAAGATTAATTGCCATTAAACGTGAATATGCTAAAGCTATAGGTGTATCTTTTAAAATGTATGAGTATGATAAACAATACAAGACATTTGAAAAGAACTTACTAAAGGACTTTCCAGAATTAACAGGTTATGAAGTAATAAACTTTTACAAGATACATTTGTTATATGAACTAGCAAAAAAATATGATGAAATTTTGTATTTGGATTTTGACGCTGTACCTGTCACCAAAGATTCCTTTTTTGAAGTATGGGATTTACAAAATCATATTGCTGTCTATAATAACAATACTATGATTAATAAACAAGACCGTACTATTGATAAAGTGACACACGGTATCAGAAGTCCTACAGCAAAATATTTTAATTGTCAAGCAATGCTCATTGCAACTGATAACAATCCTAAAAATGATGTTATTAATACAGGTATCATTGGTGCTTCAAAAGAACAAATCCTTAAATTAGATTTTTTTGGTAAGTTTAAAGATACAATAGATTTAATGACAAAATTAAGAAAAGAAGGATTAGATAATTTATATCCTCAAAATATTATTGATATGTTCCGTTATGATAATGAAACAATCTTTTCATATAAAATAAATGTAAATAAAGTTGCTATACAATGGTTAGATAGACGTTGGCATTACTTCTTTGATACTCAATTTTATATACCAAAAGAAACAAAGATAGTACACACGGTCAATAAAGACTTTGATACAGTATGGAGGTATTGTGAAAAACATAATCTATAGTATATACATTGAAAACAAAGAACCTAATTTAAGTGAAAAACATTTATTCACTAAACAACAATTAGAAAAACATTATAATAGATTAGTAGATGTTAAAAAAGAATACGCCAAACATTGTAATGCTGAATATAGAGTATATGAAAATGATACTTTCTATCAAAAATTTAAAAAGAAATTTGATGGGTTTGAATTTGATATTATTAATTTATACAAGATATATCTATGGGAAAAATTAGGTAAAGAATATGATAATGTTTTATATATGGATTTAGATGTGGTTCCTAATACAACTGAAAACTTTTTTGAAACTTTTGATATGAATAAAATATGCGTCTATGCTCCTAACGCCAATATAGATTCGTGGTCGCAATCAGATAGAAAGAATTATAAAAAAGGCAAGGTAGATTTTGAAACAATAATATCTCATAAAGATAAGTATAACGAATATGTAAAAGCAGTATGTAAAAGAGCAATGTTAGCAACAGACAATAAATTTGATACAGATTATTTAATAGCAAATACAGCAATACTTGGAGGTAATTCTAGTGCTATATCAAAATTAAGATATACAGAAAGACTAGATGAAATGTCATATACTTTAAAGAAAGCAAAAGAGGAACAGTTTTTTGGTGAAACAATATCAAAACTTTTCTTTGCAAATAATGAAATATTTGTACACTATCTATTAGATAAAGATAATATAGATTGGTATAATCTTCCTAAAGAATGGCATACTTATTTAATGAAAAATGATAAGATAACAAGTGATTTAAAATCTGTAAAGATGATACATTTAATCAATAAAAGATTTGAGGAGTTGTGGAATGTTATATAATTCTAGTATTGATTTTGATGTAATGTTAGATATAACAACTAGATGTAATGCAGGTTGTCCACAATGCCATAGAACTGATTTAAATGGTTTGAAAAAACAATCTTGGTTACCTGATATTAATTGGGATTTAGAAACATTTAAGAAAGCATATCCAGAAAATGTAATTAAAAGATTAAGAGTAGCAGACTTTTGTGGAACCTGGGGAGATCCTATTGTAAATAATAATATTATTGATATGGTAAAATATATTAGAGATACTAATAATGAAACAAAAATCAATATTAATACAAATGGGTCAATGAGAAATGATAAGTTTTGGTGGAATTTAGGTGTAGCTGGAGATAAAAATTTAATGGTTGTTTTTGCTATAGAAGGTATCAATCAAAAAATGCACGAAGTTTATAGGCAAAATACTTATTTAAATAAAATATTAAATAATATGAACACACTATCAAATACAAAAGCTATAATTTATACTCAAACTTTAATATGGAAACACAATGAAGATTACCTAGATGAAATAGAAAAACTATGTGTAGAACACGGATCAGTTAGACATAATATTATGGCAACTGATAGATTTGAAAATACTAAAGAATTAAAATTTACAAAAACTGATGGAACTAAAGAAGTATTAAGAAAGACAGGTGAAACATTTGAAGACAAAGATGAGTTTATAGTATTAAATAGGAGAAGATTTGTTAGAAAGAAAAAGTATATGGGAACTGCTGATAAAAAAAGAATAGAAAAAATAAGAAAAGCAAAACAAGTTATGAAAATTGTTTGTGAATGGGGAGTTAAAAATAAAGTTGTTGTTAATCCAAACGGACAAGTGTTACCTTGTTGTTTCTTTTGCAATTCTCATTTTTATAATAAACAAGTACCTGAAGCAGCTAAACATTTTGTAGAACATCCTGTAATGCTAGAATATAAAAAATATGAAAAAGAATTAAATGTATTTAATAGTAATCTAATAGATATATTGAAACACAAATGGTTTCAATCTACACTACAAGATAGTTGGTCAAAGACTAAACCAGTCTATCAATGTGAAAAATTTTGTGGAAAGTGTTATGTTTAAATCAAATTATGATTTTTCAGATAGGAAAATTAATATAGAATCTACTTTTAGGTGTCCTTTAGAATGTCCTAAATGCCAAAGGCAATCAATAAGACGCCAAGGTTTTAAAATACCTGGAGTTGATATGCCTTGGGATGATTTTTTAAAAATAGCTAAATTTTTTAAAAAAGGTTTAATATTTTGTGGGCAAGCATCAGACCCCATATTCAATCCTAAAATGATTGAAATGTTAAAATATTGTTATGATAATAAAATTCCAATTTATATTAATACAGCTGCTTCACAAAAACCTATGGAATGGTATGAAGAAGCCTTTGAGGCAAATCCTAAAGCTAAATGGGTATTTGGTATTGATGGTTTACCAAAAGATAGTCATAAGTATAGAATTAATCAAGATGGTCCAAAATTATTTGAAGTTATGAAATTATTTGCTAAAAGAGGTCTTACTTCCAGATGGCAATATATTGTTTTTAATTATAATGAAAATAATATAGAAGAAGCTAGACAAATGGCAAAAAATAATAATATTTTATTTGATGTACTTTATTCAGGTCGCTGGGGTGTTAAAGACGCATACAAACCTAAAAATCCAAACCGTTATTTAAATAGTAGAAGGGATGAATTTTATAAAGATTATAAAATAGCTTTAGAATTAGAAGATGATAAAAGTTAATCCAAAATGTTTATATAAAAAAGAACTTGCTTATACAGCAACTGGTTATTTATTACCTTGTTGTTGGTGTGATAATCCTGTAGGTTGGCAAGAACCACAAATTAAAAGATTAAGACAAAAACATTTAAAACTTGAAAATAATGACAAGGTGGAAGATATTGTTTATAGTAAAGAATGGAAAGACTTTTTTGAAGAATTAAAAACCAATCCAGCAAAAACTTGCCAAAGATTTTGTAGTGTACCTTTAAATCATAGTATTAACAAAGTAGGAGAAAAGGGAAACAAATATAGAGGTTATACATCTACAACTAATAACCAAAAAATAAAAATATGTACATTATATTTTGAAGGCAAATACACACCAGACTATGTTGAAAAATTATATAATAGTTTAAAAAGAAATTGCACTATACCATTTGAGTTTATATGTTATAGTGATAATCCAAATGTTAAAGCAGATGTAGTAATACCTTTAAAACCCCATAGTGATATAAAATATCATTGGCACAAACTATCTTTCTTTTCACCACATTTTGCCTATCAAAAACCAGGTGATGAAATTATTATTATGGACATAGACCAAATTATTACAGGCAATGTAGATGATATGATAGGTTATCCTGTAGCAGATAATGAGTTAGTTTCTTACAACAAATGGTGGGGAGGTAAATCATCTTATGGATTAAAACTTAATGGAGGATTTCTAAAATTTAAATCTGGTGAATGTAAAATTATATGGAACGAGTTTATAAAATGTCCTGAAGTATGGCAATTAAATTGGTATAAAACTGGTGCAGTACACTATAAATATTATGGAGAACAAAACTTTATTAATTGGATGTGTGAAAAACATAAAATTAATTTAACATTAATGCCACCTGAATGGGTTTGTAAACTAACAAATAATGAAGATGAAGATAGACAAAATAATATTGATTATATTAAAAAATTTAATAAAGACTATATGATATTAGATAAACCAAATGATGATATAAAAATTGTTCACTTTGCTAATCCTGACGCAAATATACACACTAGCAAATATGAATGGATAAAGGATTATTGGAAATGAGAATAATTTGTGTAAATACAGGTACTAAATTTGACTCTTGGTATACAAGAAATCTGAAACATATGATAGATACATACTCTGGTTTAAAGTATGATGAGTTTGTTGTTATAGGAGTTGAAAATTATAAAGGTGTTTTTAATAAACTTCAAATGTTTGACATTTATAGAGATGGAGAAAACTTATATTTTGATTTAGATATTTGTATCTACAATAAAGTACCTAATTTAATTAGAAAAGACCCAACCGTTTTACACGCTTGGTGGAGAGATAGAGAACATACATCTTTCAATTCATCTATTATATCTTGGACTGGTGACCAATCTCATATCTACAATACATTTAAAAAAGACCCTAATATGTGGCAAGAAAAATACAGCAAAGGTATTGATGAACTGTTAGAAAAAGAAAAGTTAGTTGTTAACACTTATGAAAAGGTATGTTATTCTATTAAAAATAATGAGTATAAACCTAAAGATGATAACTTTAGTATAATGTTATTTAATCAAAGACAATTTCTTATGGAAGAAGGTTGGTCTGGTTGGTGGACTAATTACTTTCTTTCCAGATAATTAAAAAGTTATCTAATGCCTCTAATGGTGTTTTAGATTTTCTAATAGCAGATTTAATAGTTTCATTTTTAGAATTTTTTACAACATCTTGTTCAAATATAAAAATCTTAAAATTAAACAATCTATCAATATGTTCTTTCTTATTACTCAATAAAAAGTCAAACAATAATTTAAAAAAATCAGGATCAACATCTTCTATTATTCTTTTTATAAGACCTTCCTTCCGAGCAACCCTTTTTATCATTGCCTCAAAAACTTTTCGTTCTTCTTGTTTTTTAGTATAAGTATTTTCGTGAAGTTGGTCTAAAGAAATAAACTTTAATAATTCTTGACAATTTGGATTACTAACATCATATTCAAGTATATGTGGATTGACTGCTGTTCCGTCATCACTTTTTAATAATACTTCAATATTTTTTCTTTCATTATCTATGAAATGTGCTGTTATAAAATTTTCTTCATTAATCATAATCTACTCCTATAATTTACGATTTTAATATTTTCAAATACCAAGTATTTGATGTTGTAGGTGTACCATTTGGAAATTCTTGCGCTCTATAATCATCTCCACCCGCTTGATGTGTTTGATAATCTCCTGTACCTGTCAGTATTGTATCTGCCATACCAGTCCCTCTATTTGTTCCACTTGCATAACTATAAGTTATTTTATAACCATCTACTGAAGCAGCGGCAGTATATTTAATATGACTTGCTAATAAAGTTTCAAAAGCAACTTCTGTATAATCTTGTAAATCATTTCCACCAGTTACATAAAGTGGACTTCTTGTTATAGTAGTATCAACACCATCTACTCTATGCAAATAATAACTTGCAATTGTTGTAGGTTGGTCTAAATCTTCAGGAATATCTCCAGCAGCATAAGCAGTTGTATCTGCTTGAGTATTTACAAAAATTGCTGTTGCGTCAACTAAAGTAGAACCTGCAACACTATTTGAATTATTAATATGATATGTTCCAGCTTGTTCAGTTGTTGTAGTTGCCGCTGTCAATAAATCAATAGCAGGATGTATAAATGTATCTTTAACATCTTGCAACGTCATTGCTTGAATATCATTACCTGCTGTTCTATAGACAGGCCAACTTTTTCCTGAATCAGTTGGAGCTGAACCAGAGGTTACAGTTTGATTTATTTTATCATAACTAATAGTTACCGTTGTAGGTTCTGGTGTTGTTGCTTCATTTGGAAATGTTGAAGCGTGTGTTAACATAGCACCCGCTTGTTGTCTTGTATCAGTTATTGTTCCTACGTTTCCGCCAGAACCTACTACTGATAATACAACAGATGGTGTTTGTGAATATTGATAAATTGCTTGTGCTATTATTTGGTCTACTTCGGCAGAAGACATCTCTTTTAAATCATTGCCGTTATAGTATAAAGGAGCTCGTACAGCCATAATTAAATCTCCTATGTAGCACTACCAACAATCGTCTTTTGCGCTACCCCTGCTGAATTGTATATTATTAAAGTTGATGAAGCTGTAAAGATACTACCTGTTCCATATCCTGTTGAAGTATCTAAAACTGCAATTCCAGTTAAATCAGGTAATGTTACTATTCTTTCTGCTGTAGGGTCTGTAGGTCTTATATATGTTTTAAATGCGTCATTTGTTGCACCTTCAAAATAAATACCTAAATTGCTATTTGCACCTGTTAAGTAAATATAACCACCTGTTGTTATATTATTTGTTGATATATGACTATTTCCAAAACTAACACTATCTCCTGTGCGAGCAGAAATAGTATTTGTTCTTAATGTTCCTTCAACTTGAACATCATCATCAAAATTAATTACAGTAGAATCTGTAGATGAAAATGTATTACCAACTATTGAAACTGTTCCTAATACCGAAGTCCCACCTGTAGTTGTAATAGTCGGCGCTTGGATATTATTTGCTTGTAGGGTACCAGTTGTTGTTATATGGTCATTACCAAAATCTATAGAACCACTTGAATCTGTAATAGAACCATTTGTTAAAGTTAAACTTCCTGCAGATACAATTGGAGCCGATAAAGAAGTAGTAATATTAACAACATTTGTTAAACCAATTGTTAAAATATCTGGAACAGATACAACGGCAGTTGTTTGGTTTGAAACACCTTTAAATGTAGCAGTTTGACCTGCACCAACTGTTTGTGTTGTTGAAGAAGAATCTTCCATCTTCCAACCAGCAGCAGAAAATATTTGAGCAGCTAATTCATTAACTGCACCAATAACACTAGTTGCTGACATTGAAGAGTCTAAAGTTCCAATATCTCCAAAATCATTTAGACACATATCGTTAAAATTTGTTCTAAATTGTTCTAGTGTATCTGTTATTGCTATATTTCTTACAGCCATTTTATTTTATAACCTTCTTAATTAAATCTTTTATTTCTCTTAATTCTTTCTTTAAATTATTTATCTCGGAACACATACCTCTTAATCTGTCTGCGTTCTCTTCTCTTTGTCTTGTTCTTTTCATATAGACAGCATATTCATTACTTGTTTTAACTATTGCATTGGTTCTAACATCTCTAATTAAATCTGCGTGTCCTTCAACTTTCAATATTCCGTTTGCCATTTTATATCGCCAATGCTATCGTTCTCATATCTCTTACAATTGGAGGATATGATGATATTGACCCTTTCATTACTATTTTAATTTGAAAAGATGTAAATTGATTCAAACTAGCTACTGAATATTTGTATTCTTTAAATGTTGTGTCATTTTCAGCAGGTGTTATTGCTGTATCTTCCGAACCATCTGTATTAAATGGTGTCCAAGATAAATCCTCAATTTTTCTTTCATCTTCTGGTCCTAATGTTCTATGATAAACTTGTACTACTGAACTTGACCTAACATTTGAAGTCAGTCTAACATCTAAAGAAGTTGATGAATTTTCTAATACCACAGGTTTGGTTAGATAAAGAGCTGCTGTTGATGAACCAGTTGAAGCAATATCATCAACAAATTCTGGTGTATTACTAGAGCTAGGATTATTTAATCTATTTGAAATCATAAAAGCACTCATTCGTTGTGTATCTAAAACTGGTGAAAGTTTTGTATTAGAACTTATAAGTTTTAAATTTAAGAAAAAAGATTTTTGACTTGACATTTCATTTGTTTCATTTATTCCACTCATTACAGCTTTCGGACTATTAAAATGTATATTTTCAGAATTAACAACAGCAATTTTATTTGCCATTGAAGTTAAACTAAATTCTGATTCTGCACCGTGCATTGATTGTCCAGTAGTTGGTCTAATATACCATTCAATACTTGTACCAGGTAATTTCATTGTTTGAACACCTGATAAATTTAATACATCATATTTTCTATTTTGTGTTGCTGTTACCGTAATACCGCCAATATCTCCACTTGCATTTGCATTTGTTGAACCTGGTATTAGTATATCATAACTATCTAAAGTTATGTTTGATATAGTTGTGTATGTTCCATTAATTGAAGTATGCGCTAATCCATTATAAGTACCAGCTGGCACTCCTGCAATGGTCACATTATTTGATGTGCCGTGCATTCCGTGATTTGGATGATAAACTCTAACTACACCTGACGCATTTGTTGTACGTAATGGATTAAGTTTAAGTGTTCTAGCAGGTAAAGTATCATTTGTCAACATAACATCTCCAGTTACATTTTCAAATTCTGCTCTCTTCAATGTAAATTTAATATCTTCGTTTTGTTCAGTTGTCCAAGTCACACCATTTTGTGATTTAAACATTACTCCAGCGTATGGTTGTGCTGATATTGTTCTATCTGAACCTATTACAGTTTCTCCCAATCTACCAACATAACAATTGTAATCAGTTGAGTTTGCCATTAATACAAAAGAATATTCTGTATTTTCCTGTAAATATACAGGACTTGGGAAAGTAAATGTAGTTTTAACTGTTGCGTCAGCACTTATATTAACCGAAGGTGGATTTAATGACACTTCACTAAACGGTAATATATTTTGTCCTGGATAACCATTTACAGTATTTCTAATTTGTAAAGTTAAAGGTACATTAGCGTCTTTAGAACTGAAAAATAAATCCATAGATGTTAAGAAAACACCTCCAGCGTCATCAATCATAAATGTTTGTGCTAATGGATCGTGATAACCAACTTGTCTAGCTGCCCCTCGTTGGACATCCGTTCTAGTTACATTTTCTGTTTCGTTAGTTGCTCTAAATTCTATACCTGCTGTTCTTGTAGAAATAATTGTATTTTGTACTGTTTCTATAATACCTCTAGCAATATATTCAGCATTAGCAGCTGTATCTGGTGCTTGTGTTAAAACATTTGTAGATGAACTTGTTAATCTAAAAATTCTTTGACCTGTTCGCCATCTTGGATTTGCATCCACTTTCGGGTCAGGTATTGTAAAAGTTCCTGTTACAGCACCGTTAGCATCCGTGACAAGATTACCACCTAAAGAACCACCGTCTGGTGTTATGAAAGTAGATATATCATCACTATCAAAGAAAGCATATACTCTTGTATTTGGTCTCATTCTTGTAGCAGTAAATGATACCGTTCTACTTCTAATAAACGGAACAAATGCTACACTTATAATTCTATCACCAATATTTTGAGTAACAGTTTTTGGAACTAATACTTGTCTAATTCCTGTTCTTGTTTTTGTTCCAGTTTGAGTAGTCGTTTGGATATCTCTTTGCATTTGTCTCCAACCGTGACCACCTCTTATTTCATAATTTTCTGTACTATTAGTTGTTGATGTTCCAGTCCAATTATTTGTCCACTCGTTCCAAACTGTGCCTAATTCTACAGATGTCATATTTGGATTACCAGAATTTTGAACTAAAGTATCCCAAGTACCATCATCATTTGTAATTGTTAATTCTGGTGCTCTTTCTGTTTCTTTCCATTCATCATTTGCTGGTGTTAATGCAATTGAACCTATCCAAGTAAATATTCCAAATGGGTTAACATTAATTGATTTACTTGCATATGGTTGAGTTATTAAAGCAGTTTCACTATAAGGTAATGTAATTAAATCTCCTGTTTTTTGATATTGTCCATCTGTTCTATCAGCGGCAAGAATAGATGTACCATCACCATCACTTTCAATAAGTTGAATAGCATCCTCGTGGAATGTTGGTCTCATTTCACCTTTTGCCATATCCATTGAAACTTTATAATCTACATTTCCTGGGTCACCTATTGCGTGTCCTGTAAAATTATCTACAACAAATCCATTTTTAAATCTATCAAATCCATCAGCGTCTTGTATTTGTAATGTTTGAGCAGCAACTTCTAATAAAGACAATTGAGTATAATATTCAACATTTGTTATTCTTCTTTCTAAATGTCCAATATCTCTCATTGTATATCTTCGGTTGTCAACTGTTTCTATACTAACATCAGCTGTATCTAATCCATAACTTGGTAAATATAAAGTGTACATATGCATAGCATTATCTAAAGAACCAGGAACATCTGGTGTTGCTGAACTTGCACCACTCAATATTTGGAATTGTCCAGTTGAATCTAAAAATATTTTATCAACTCTTTGTAAATAATATTCAAAATCGGATGTTATGTCTGTACCAAATTTAACTGAATCAACTGTAGAAGCTCCTGTTCCATCATATGAACGGTCTTGTAGACCTGAATTTACTGTTGAAGCGTCATCAACTCTTGGTCTAAAATCTAAACAATCTCTTAATTCAAATCTTTCATTAGTTGTTGATGATTCGTATGCTGGTATATTTTCATAATCAACAATACCTGCATAAGAGTCTACATCAAAATAATCTCCAGAACCGTGAGAGAAATAATCAAAATTAACCAGTAATCTTCCTGTTGGTGTTAATGCACCAGTTTTTAATTTAATTCTTCCAATGTCATAGAAGTTATCTCTTTGTCCTGTATCTAAATTAAATCTATCTGTAATATCTGTATCACCAGCTATAGCATTTGTAGAAAAATCTGCTGCCATATAAATGTTATTAATTTTATAAACATCTGCTCTACCTAATCCACATACACCAGACTCAACAGTTGCTTGTGTAGCAATTTGTACTGTTTGTGCTGGATTTAATGTTTTAGTTTTAGAACTTGCAACTGAACGATTAACTGTTGCTAATATTTTTACTTTATGTCCTGCATAATTAGTACCAAAATTTAATGTTAAAGTTTTACCAGTTGGAGAACCTGCTAAAGTAAATATTGGTTGTGCTAAATGGTTATTACCATTTAAACTTAATACATCTCCTATAGCACCAGTTGCCATAATAGAAACAGTATAATCTGATTCTTTTAATCCACTAAATGTTTCATTTGTTCCTGCTGTAATTGAAGCGTCACCATTACCTGATAATGTTGCTGTGAAATGTCTTCTAATTGCAAAATTTGTATCTGTTATTCCTGAATTAACAGTTGTCTTTAATGTCTTAATAGTTTCATAAGGCATTTTAAAGATAGAAGTATTTTTACTTGGTTCTTTTACTGCACCTCGTCCTCTAGTAAAAGATGATTTGGTAACATCAGCACCTGCACCTAAAGTTACTGCAAAACTTGTATCATTAATAATATAAGCAACTTCATTTGTTTCTTCAAGAGGAGTATTTGTTATATATGTAATTTTATCTCCAATTTTTAATTCATCTGTAAATCTTGTACCAAATCCATTAATTATTTTTCCTGCACCTGCGACAGATAGTGTACCTGTCATACTAACATTATCTCTCACTACATCCGAAACATACCCAGGAGAACCTGTCATACCAATTGTTTTAATATCAGAAGAACCATAAACTGTTGCCGCTTTACGTCCTATAACATCTGTTTGTAAAGTTGCTGTGGCACTTGAAGTTCCACCTGTAATTATTTCATTTGGTATAAATGAACCTTGTACATTTGAAGCTATTACAATTCCGTGTGCTGCTGTTCCACCTGTGCCTGCTGTTGTACAGTTAACAGTAGTTGTTCCATCTACTCCATATAATTGAAAATCATTAGTATTAACTACTCTAACTGTAAATGTTCCGCCAGTAGTTACAACTGAATCAATTTCCCAAGAAGTTACACCTGCAATAGTAACTTGTTGTCCATCTAAAAAATTATGTGTACTAGTACATTGAACTACGCAAGGATTTGCCGCTGTTAAATTTGTAATTGGTGCCGTTTCTGTTGTTGATATTGATTGAACAACACCAGTTGCACCAGAAGTACCACCTGTTATAGTTTCACCAGTTGTAAAAGCTTGAGCTGTTAGTATATTTAAGTGAGTGTACGTTTCTACATCAAATAGATAATGTTTAAAAATAGAACTTGTTAAACTACCACTTGAAAAAATATTATTTACAGCAGTACCAGATGAGTATTCAAATCCTCTTGACTTTGCTCTTCCTATTTGAGTAATACTTGAACCTGCTGCTGTATTAGGTACACCTCTAACAGCAGTTGCCTTACTATATAAGTCAAGATTTTTATATGATTCTATATCACCTGATACAAAACCAATATCTGGTGTACCAAAAACGTTAGTTACGTTTAAGTAATTACCTAAATCAAATCTAGTTTTAAAGTTTGGTTCTGTATCAAAATCTCTTGCTTTATCTACATCAACAAAAGTTGTTCCTAATTTTTCTATTTCATAACCTTTAACATATGCTTTTCCTGGAGCTAAACCTATTGCAAGTTTAGTTGAATCACCTGAAGCGTAAATACCTCTATTATTTCCTGATAGTAAATGTTCTCTTATATCTAATTCAAAACCTTTAATAATATAATCTCCTGACTCGTCATATGTTCTACGAGCAAAAGTATCTTCTAATACTCCATATTCTGTATTTCTAACTCTATTTTGTAAAATACCATCTGATAGTCTTAATAATTCTACGAAATTTTTATCATCTGTAGCTGCTAAAGTTTTCTTTGTAAGTGTTAAATCAATTTTAAATCTATGAGCACCTGGAGCATTTTGATTTGATGTTCCTTGAGCATTATCATTTAAACTTCCATCTGTATTTGGAGTTACAAAAGATTCTGTAACTAATAAACCAACTCTATATGAAGGTGTGTTTGTATATTTGTCTAGTACTACTGTTTGTTGTAAAACTTCAACGTGATATCCATTAATGTAATAAACTCCTTTTTGTACTTCGGCAGCGCAACCTTTATGTGTTGAAGCAACAGTCGCTGTAGCAGCCAAACTATTGATTGTACAATTTAAAGTTTCTGTATCAGTAAAAGAAGTTGATATAGTGTCTGTTCCACTTTTTAAATATTTTACAAATAATGTATCTGGATCAGTTCCATCAGCGATAGATACACCTATAACTTTTGCAACAAGACCTGAAGTTGCACCTGTTACTTCTAATCCATTATAATCTGCTAATGTTGAGTTTGATTTTGCGGAAAGTTTTACTGAAGTGTAATTTAAGTCGTACCCGATTTCTCCAGGTATAACCATAGCACCCTTTTCAAATAGATGGTCACTAACCCTTTCTACTTGGTTTTGTAATTGCGTCTGTGATTGTGTTAACTCTCTCGCCTGTACAGCAAATGCTGGTCTGAATAGAACTCTATGAAATTTTTTACTTTCATTAAAGTCATCAAAGTAGGGCGATAAATTAAAATCTGTTGGACTTGGCATTTAACTCCCCTAAAATTCTATAATCAGTTTGATATTTTCGGTTTGGTCAGCAGCTCTAGTGATTGGCGCTCTATTTTCTACATAAACTATTTCACCTGAACCGTGGTCAATTTCCGAACTTGAATATCCGTTTGAAAATGTTTGACTATTAACTGTACCTGTTGTCGTTGCAGGTGTTAAAGTTGCGTTTGTATCTGCACCAGTAATAATATTTGTGCCACTAAATGCTGTTTGATTACCGTTAGTATCTATTCCCTCATCATTGTGTCTTGGTTGAATATAATATAATATTTTATTTGTTGGATCCCACTCTACAACTTTTCCAACTGCACCTGTGCTTGCTTGTGATATTTTTTCGTCAACTGAAAATGTTAAATTACTAGACGCACCAACAACAGCTGTAGTTGCTCTTAATGTAGCGGCAGCGGCAGGAGAACCTCCTGATTTCGGGTCTCTTATTAAACTTACTTTTCTAAAATCATTTGCAACAGTTACGTCACCTGAATTAGCTGACTCTGTTCCTTCTAAACTTGTATTCAACATAACAAAAAATCCACCTAACTCTTGTACTGCATTAAATCCGTGTCCACCTTTTGGTTCAATCATACAATCTAATTCTGTAGTGATTAATGAACCACCACCAGCAGCATTTATATCTGCAAGTTTAATATATGCGTAAGTATATCCTGTTCCTGGAGTAGTTACGGTTACCGCTGTAACTGCACCTGAAGCAATGGTTACTGAACAAACTCCACTTGATCCATCTCCTCGTATTGGAACACCTGTATGTGTTCCATCTGTACCAGCAGAACCCGCTGTTTTAATTTTTACTATATTGATTGCACCATCTACAGCAGCAGCATTAACTGTTCCATTTGTACCAACTGCCATAAAATCTACTGATAAAAATTCTGCTTGTTGAGCAGCAGTTAAAGTGTAAATATATTTCCACTTGTATCCATCAGCAGTTGCTAATATTGTTGTTGATGTTCCTGTAGGTTCTACAGTTGAAGCAACACCGTTATTATTATCTAAACATTTATATACATTTCTTGCTGCTGTTAAAACATAAAAAGTTGCGTCATATAAAGTAGAAGCACCACTATTTGAAGTTTGTGCTGTTGTTCCACCTGTAATATATTCTCCATAATCGTGTCTGTAATAATCATATACAGTAGCAGTCGTCCAATTTCTTCTAGGAATTACAAAGCCAGCATTTGTACTTGCAATTTTTTTACAAGCAAGCATATCATCATATGTAAAATTTTGTATATTTTCGTT